TTGCTCAAATGCTGATTTTTTACCCTCAGTACCCATGCAAATAGGAGTAACATTATATTGAAGCTCACAATATTCTATAACAGATCTTTGTAGTAAATCCTCTTTACCTAAGTATTTTTCAAACGGGTTTATTCTCATTATGTTAAATTTTTAGTATCGTTAATTTCCTGTTTTAATGTGCTTATGTCCTGAGTCATTGAGTTTATAGTATCTCTAATAGTATCAAATTGGCTTTTAACCTTTCTATATAAAGCTTCACTTTTACCCTCTTCTACTCGTAGCTTATAAGTTATTAATTCTGTTTGTAGTTCTGCTTTAGCAACTGAATCACCAGTTTTAATATACTCTAATTTCTTTTCAGCTTCTTTATGTTTTCTAGCTGCATAAGAGTTATTATAACTTTCTAAAGCATTACCTACTAACTCAGCAAATCTAAACGAATATCCTACTAATTTACGCTTACCTGATATAAGTCTATTTATATCTTTAAAGTCCTCAGCTAAACAGGAATAGAAGCCTATTACAGCTCCTATATCCTTTATTAACTTATCTAATTCCTTAACTTCCATTAAAAAGGAAGATCATCATTTACATCATTACTAACTTCCATTGCAGGTGCAGAAGGTTTTACAGTTGCTTCACCTTTTTGAACAAACCAACAATCAAGGCTGTTGAAATACTTAGAAACTCCTTCAGGGTTTACCCATTCGCGCCCACGTAAGTTAAATTTAACAGTAAGTACATCACCAACCTTAACTCCATTCATCTTATCTACGTTATCCTGTGTAAGCTGCATTAGAATATCCTGTGGATACTGGCTTGTTTCATCAGTAATAACAAACTCTCTTTTTTTAAACTTTTCACTAACAACAACTGTATCGTTAACTACTTTAATTCTTCCATTAATTTCAAACATAATCTACTTTATTTAATTGTTAAACTCTTTTCATTCTTTCATCAAAATCTACATCTAAAGTTTTACCTCTAGTCTGATTAGCTTTTAGGTAGTCCATTATTTCGTTAGCCTTTTCAACTGTTAACGTAGTATCAAACATATACCTTTCAACCTCTTCTACTTCTTCCTGTGGTATTGAAGATGTACGTAATAGATTTTCCATTATTGTAATCATCCATTCACCTGCATACTCTTCACTATTACTATAAGCCATAATTACTTAATTTTTTCATTAACTCTTACATCACCTTTTTTATCTCTAGCTCCTATTATGCCTTTTTCATAATCTATAAACCAATTCCAGTCATTAGGTCTTAATTTATTACTAGCTGTTGGCTTACCTTGCTTATCGTAATATTCATCATCTTTCAAGTCAATAAATAAATTAGGAAAGTCATATAAATGCCTACCGATACCCCACATAAAACCTGCTCTTTTAAAAGCATCAGAATATTCACCTTTTTCTTTTTCCATTGCTGATTCAGTACCGTTTGACCACTTCCAAACCCACTCACTTCCAAACTTAACAGCTATACCACCCTGTAAAACTCCTTTAGTATCTCTTTTATAGTCATTTTGCCAATTACCAACACCTGCAACCTCATCAAGTATAGACATATCAACCCTAGCATCTTTATAAGCTAATAATAAAGCTTTTACTTTCACGCCAACTTTAATTAACTGCTTAACCTTAAAATCAATATTCTTAGCTTCTAATTTTTTACTTAACCCTTCCATTGTCCTTTTTTTGTTTTAATCGTTAGTACTGCATCTTTATCAAATGCTCTTATTATGTTTTGTAGCTTTTCAGCCGTAGCGCATATACTACGCTTTTCTTGAAATATAACTACGTTATCATGTGGATTTTTTAAGCCTTTTACATCTCTTATAGAATCAGCTATACCCTTGTTAGACTTCCCACCAGTTTCTAGCAGGAAGTCACTTAACTTTTGTTTATTCATTGTCATATATTTTATTATCGTTTACATAATCTTCAAACCTGATAGATAAAAAATCCCTAAACTCTCTTAAATCACTACCTTTAGCGTTTATTGCAACCTCATCACCTGTAGAATCAAAGAATACAATATCAACAGCAGTAAATATAGTTTCTACATTATAACCAGTACCATTATCACTTTCTAAAGTAGCGTTAATTTCATACTCGAAATCAATACATACACTATATAAATGACCATTACTAAATACATCTACTTTTGAATCGTCTATGTCAAAATAACATTTGAAGTTTTTAGTTTCTAAGTCTGCTAAAAAGATTTCCTTTACTACTGCTGAAGTTTTCATATCGTTGTTTTTGTTCGTTGTGGTACAAATATAGTAATAAATTCTTAATACCACGCTATTAAAATAATATTATTTAAAAGTTAGTGTTATTTTAACATCATTAGGAGCTACAGCTTTACCGCCAAAGTAAGGAAAGCGATTAACACCAAACCAGTAAGTACTACTTTTTAAGTCTATCCTGATCTTTTGACCTATAAGAACATCACCAATACCAACTACTTTTAATTCTCCATAAACATATCTATAATTAAATAAGTCTATCTTTTTTGTTAAGTTGTTATATCTCCATCCTATTCTATCTGAGTTGTTGTGGTGTAGTATATCACCAAAGCCAAAAAGCTTATTAATCTGCTCGTTTAATTGATCGTTTCCTTTCTCGTATGTATTACATCCTTCATGAAAAGTAACATCTACCGATTGACTGGATTTTTTAATAAAAGGCTTAAATCTAAACCCTGAGTAATGACCCCCTTTTTTAATAGTATACGTTTTACTGACATTACAAAACAACCACCTTAGAAGCGGTATAAGAACCGTTAAAACAACCATAGAAAGCAATACAATTGCAAAGTATAAATTAACAGCTACTTCATAATAAACAGAACTAATAAACCACCCTAGTAATATAAGCGTAAAACCTAAACCTATAAATAAATAATTCAATGTTAACTTTTTCATAATTCAACTACTTTTAAAATGTTATCTAATTTTTTAATTACCGCTTTTGCTTCTTCGTAGGTATCGTACTTAATCCTAACACCTCCAAACTCTTCACTTTCATTATTTGTTGAAATAGTAACTACGTGGTGCTTGTAATCACCTGTAGGTTTACCTCCATTACCTCTTTCAGGTACTGAAACAATATGATAATTAGTAACATTATCAAAATTTACACTTTCATTTTCTAACTTAATCCACATAATTTACTTGTTTTTATTTATTAGTTCTATTATTTCTTCTATTACATCATCAAAATCTTTTTCAAGTAATGCCCACTTTGGACAATCGTAATACTCTTTACCTCTTAATCCTGTTTGGTTAGCATCCATTATTTTGTAAATCTCATTTTTTAAATTTTCCATCTTTCTATAGTTTATAAAAAGAAGAGCTTAAATTAGCTCCTCCTTTTTGATTCTTAATTCTGTTACCGTTTTTAAATTAATCATTCTAAAAGCATTAGCTTGTAAATCCCATACAGGTATTAAACCTTTTTCAATTGGATCATAAGCCATACCAACACCGTTAACACCTTTCTTTACATTTAACCTGCATAACATTTTTCTTACACTTCCATCTTTCTTAATAAAGGTGCATGAAAAAATTGTGTTTTCTGCTGTCTGAATCTTTGCTAATGTTTCTCTAAAGTTTTCCATAATAATGCTTATTTTGTTTTTCGTTAAACCAAAGATAGTATTAAATTCTTATTATACAACTATATTATAAAAATAAAACTAAAAATAATTTATTAGGCACAAAAATAGGGAAGGTAACGACCCCTTCCCTAAAACAAAACACAAACAAACAAAACGTGCCTAGAAAGGCATGGAAACTTATTCTACTTCGTTAAATAATTCTATAAAGTTTCTACATCAATCTTACCAAACGCAAGTAATAAAGCTAATATACTAATAATAACTAAGCTTATCTTTCTTTTATCTAGTCTATAATTGTTAACAACCTCAACACCTTTTACTATATCCTTTCCTGAATCCTTTTTCATAAAGAAACCACCTAAACCTTTTACAGCTATTCCTACTAATTTATTCATACCTTAACTATATCTAATTTAATAATATCTATATATTTTAACTTATCCATTAATAACTTATAAGCATCCCTAGAATTTCCTACAAAATCTTTTGATTTACTAAGACCTACCAACGGGCAACCATGCGTATCCTTTGCTGTATTACCTGCGTGTATTCTAATACCATCAAAACGTACACCCTTATCATCTTGTACGCTTAGATCAGGTTTATTATAAACTAAAGGCATTAACTGTTTAAACCTATTAGACCAACTTAAAGTAACCGAATACCGCCCGTAAGGAATGCAAGTTTCTCCATAAACCTTAACACCAGGTAATCTAACAACATCTTCCAATGTATAGCAAATAAAATCATTATCTAAATACAGTTCTCCTATTGTAGACTTATCTGTAAATGTTGTACGCTCTAATCTTAGTTTCATTTTTTAGCTTGTAGTTTTATTATGTCCTTTTCTAATCTAACAACCTTAGAAGAAAGCTCTACGTTTTCATTAGCCACTAATTCAAAGTTACTTCTAATGCCTTCAAATTTATGTTCCAAAGTTTTTAAACATTCTGAGTTTTTCAATGCTAACTCACTAGTTTTATTTAAACCTACATTAGCTCTATCTAAATCCTTTTCAACAGCCGTTAAAGTTAAAGCTATCTTTTGTATTGTTAGTTGAAAATCACTAAACTTAACATCTAAACGCTCTATCTTATTCCCTAAAGAAACCGTTTCTTTTTTAAAGTCTTTAAATAATCCTTTTAGAAAAAAACTAATTATTCCAATTATAGGAAGGGCAACTAAAGGCACTACTATAGCTAATATAGATTCTGTTTTCATATTAAACTAAGTTATAATATTCCTTAATTCCATTATCTAAAACCGTATCAAAAGGTACAGGCATTTGTGATAATAGTATAATGTTTTCGTAACCGTTGTTTCTAGGTACTGGGTTTCCTTCACCATCTAAAACAGGCGTTACAACTAACTGACCGTCTACATAGGTGTAAATATACTTCGGTAAAGGATTACCGTTAACATCATAAGAAATATCACCTTTCTTAACTGTATATCCTGCGCTTATATCAGTTACAACTGCACCAGTTTCTGCTATGTACGTTTGTAGTCTTAAATGCACTACAGCACATGGCAGCGGGTTTGTGTTCATTTCCTCCTGCACTACTGCCGTATCTCTTACTAATTGGCGTGGTAACCCCGTTATTGGGTCATTTCCGTATTGATAAACATTACTATTCATTTTCTTTTTTTTAAATATTATAAATTAGCTGAATTACCTTGTGCATCTGCCGTATCTGTCCAAAGGTTAGCGCCTGTTGTAACGTATCTACCTTTAGTTCCCGCAACAGTTCCTTTCACTTTATTACCTACATAATAACCATCTGCTGCGCCTTGTACTATACCATACGCGCTTGTACTAGCAACTTCAATTGTACAGTTATAAATTCTATTTCTAAACCCGTTATTTTGTATACCATGACCTGTACCGCTTTTTACTTTTACCGTACAAGTATCGACTGTTATGTCGTCAGTATCTGTAGACATACCGCTACCGCTTTGACTTTCAGCATAACAAAAGCTTGTTTCTAATGCTGCCTGTATTCCGTAATTTGAACCTCCTGAAATCCCTGTAGAGTGCCTAAGGCTTTTTATTCCTTTAGCGTATAAACCTATATTAGTATTGCTTATTGATACTAAGTGGGATATGGTGGTAGTTGCTGTACTTGATGTTGTACCCCTTCCTGTGTTTGATTCCGCGTAACAATGTACGATAGAAGCACCGCTTAAAGCGTTTAATCCATTCCCTGAATCAGAATAGAAATCACAATGAGTGGCTTTACCAGTAACAGCACATCCCGTGCCGTTTATTGCTTCCCATCTGCTATACTTCATTTCTGCATTGTAACACTGATTACCACCTGTTCCTAAGTTGTAAAATTCGCCACCGTAACAATAAGACCCCGATGAACCGTTTATAAAATTACCATCACCCGAAGATGTACCGTAAAACTTACTACCAAAGGCTGTAAGTTGCCCCTTTGTAAATAAACACCTTCCAGTTGAACTGTTAAAAATGGTATTAGTGAATTTTAAAACGGGTAAACTTCCTGTTATGTTAAAAACGTAACCAGTACCGCCACCTATTTTTAAAACTGTTCCGTTTTTAATTGTAAAAGTTCCTGAACCTACTGCTGTTGCAAAGACATGAGAATTTCCTGTAGTATTTAATGTGTATGTATAACTGTTTAAATCCAATATAACACCCGCTGTTAAAGTTATTTCAACATCACCGTTTTCTGTTATGTCAGTATGTAATTTAACTACATCACCACTAGATGCAGCAGCGTATGCAGTTGCTAAATCGGTGTAAAATACGGGTTGCCCTAGTGATTGACTTACAGAAACTAAACCGTAACCTTTAGCAATATCTATCCATGCAGAACCGTTGTAGCGTTGTAAACTATCTAAATCAGTATCGTAAACAAATTCACCCGTTGCAGGTGTTAAAGCTGCTTTTTCTGCTGATGTCACATTAGATATACCACCTTTCATAGATGCCCATGCAGAACCATCATAATACTGTAGAAAGTCTGTGGTTTTATCATAGCATAAACTAGCCTTTTGAGGTGTTATACTATTCCATGTTGTACCATCATATCTCACCCAATCTTTAAGGCTTACACTATCCCAATCAGCATGAACAGAACCACCTAAAGACAACACGTATATATCTCCTGTACTTTCCGTAGGAGGTGCTAAACTTGCATCTACAAAGTTTAAAGCAGAAGGTAAAACTAATTCATCCTGATACTCTAACTCCCCTAACTCATTTTTCCATGAGTAATCGCCATCATTCGCAGGGGTAAAGCCTTTAGGTACGTGAATTTCACCGTCAACTATATTTTTATGTATTACTATCGCCATTTTTTAGTCGTAAAAGATTATACCTTTCTTATTAACTTGCTGAATATCTTTACACTCATCAAATAAAGGATAAGTTGTAGGGTCTGCATCGTTGGAATCTTCAATAAAAACAATCATGTCTTTACGCCAAAAATCAGCCTTATTCATATAGAAATCCCTACTTTGTGAATAATCAAAGCTTTGAGCTTGTGCTCCGTATTCAGGATCATTAATTATAGAACCTTGATTACTTAATTGAACGTGTATTTTAGAATAAACTTCATACACATTATAATGAGCTAACATAGGTTTAATAAAGTCATCTACTAAAGTTTCATTATCAGCGGTTAATGTATCTGCTGCAATTTCTGTTAAAAGTTCATTATAGAAATCTTTACCTATCACATCTCTAAGATATTTTCTTTGAGTTGGTAATAAATAATTATCAAAATAAGATTGATCGAATGCAGCATCATTAATAGCTAAATCCTTAACCTCTATTGATGTCATTATAGGAGTATTAAAAGCCATTACTCTTCTGTTTTTTTATCTTCAGTAACTTCTATATTAGCTACTGAATTTTGATTAATAAATAAGCTACCTACCGCTTCATCTTCTAAAGGTTTTAAACCTACCATCTCCCTACCCTCATTTATAGTAGTAACAGCATTTACATCTATTCTATCTGAATTACCTACAGGAGCAACATTTAAAATACTAACCTCAACATTAGAGAAATTAGTTTCTCTTTTTATAATCCTGTTTAATACTTTCAATAATGGCTCTTGGTAATCAGGGATAATAACACTATTCATAAACTTGTCATATTCTAGTTTAATCTGTTCGTTACCTCCTAACTTTCCTGCCGTTTCTAATCCTGCTAATGCGGGTGTTATTCTATGAGCTACAATAATAGCTTTAGTAGACATTTCACCTATATCTAAAAATTCACCATCTCGCTCCCTTGTAAACTCTTTTATTATAGCAGCTTGTTCAGGACTATCTAAAAGCTCAATAATAAATTTATCGTTATTACCTTCACCCGTATAAGTTTTCTTAATCTTTTCTACATATTGTTGAGCTGTCATTCCATCAGGAACTTCACCGAACATTTGCATAAGTACACTAGGAAAAAACCCATTATCAAATTTATCAATATTGTACTTACTCATTCTGTACTCTATATCAATCCAATCTAAAGCACCTACATAATCAGGTAAACCATAGTAGTTAAACTCAGGAAACTTACGCATCACATGAAGTAAATACTCTTTTTGACTTGTTCTATTATAAAACTTTAAATCTGAATTAACAGGAGTATCTATAGTTGGAACTGTACCTAGTTTAATATCCCTCCAAAAGTTAGAAATATAAGCTCTTTTTTTATCCTTAGATTTTCTTACTGTAGTTGCATCTTCATTGTATAAAGCTGTGAAATCACCCGACTTTTTAACATGAGGGTAGCAATTACCAGTAATAACAAAAGATTGCATCCAATCATGGAAAACATCAGCTAAACTATCTCCTTCAGGGTTTACCTCTGAAATCCATTCTTTTAAATCATCAGGTAATTCATCATAATCTACTTCTTTACCATCAATTTTAAATACAAAACCTTTACCAACCGCAAAAGTTATCTTTTGATTGATAATGGAGCTGTGAGTACTTGACCTTCTAGCACGTTTTGCTAAGTCATTAACGTAAATGTTGCTAGAATCTTGGAAAAAAGGAATCCATTTATAAGTAGAATCTATATCTTCTTCGTCACCTCTTTTAATAATAGGTGTACTGATAGGATCACTTTTAACTTTAGCGGTGCTACCTTGTATTTTAAACTTCTTCTTTTCGCTCATCTTCTGCTTCTTCTACAACTACTTCTACAACATCAGTAAAACCTGCTTTAAACAGCTTTATTAAGTCTTTTTGGCTAGTCTTTTCTGTTAATGGAATAACACCAACAGACCCAGTAATTAACTTACCTATGAAAGCCTTTTTAATTGCGTACTTCTTCATAGGTTAAATATAACAAAAAAAAACAACTATTTAGAACGATTCTAAATAAGGGGTTTATAAGGTTTGATTAGTTTTAAATTTGTATTATTGCATTAACGCTAAATGTAAAAAGCGTTTTAATGATTTTTAAATAATGTTATAAACTGAAAAATTATGATTGAAAACATAGAAAATACAATAGAAGATTTAGTATCCGACTTTCTTTATTATGATAGAAAAGAAGATGAAGATTTACCAAGGGGCGCAATACAGAAAGCCGTAAAAGATGGTTTAATAACCAAAGAGCAAATAATAAAGAAATTTGCAGAAAGTTTAAATGAAGGACTAAGCGAATAATTTTATTATTTATAACACCTTTGCAAAAGAGCTTGTGCGATCGTGGAGCGTAGCGGAATGACTTTTTGCAATACTGTTAAAATAGTGCATAAAAAAAGGGGAGCTACTAAACTCCCCTCGTTGCACTCGCAACTATACACACACTATAAGCAATTAAGCACCAAAAGCAACAGTACCACTAGAAAAAGTTGTAATACTTCCTACAAACTCTCTTAAAGGCTGCGCTTGTTTTCCTGCAAAAGTAACAGTATAACCATTCTGACCTTGTAATTCTGCTTCTAAAATTTCATTAGCAATTGCATCAACCGCTGCATCTTTACCCATGATTTCATCCCAACCTAAAACAAAAGATACATTTTCTGCACCTGATTTGTTATAAGTTTCAAAAATAACTACTAAACCACAAGATTCAACATAACTGTTAATCCCTGCTGCTTTTAATTTCTCCATCTTTGGAGCAAATACCTCTAAAGTAGTTTCATAAGAAATAGAACCGTTTTCTCTTGACCCCTCAGAACCATAGCTTTTAGTTTCTAATTCTCCTTCAATTTCATACCATACCGCATCAGTATCTGCTAAAGTAACCGCTGTGTAAGCAAATTCTGTAGCTACTGTAGATTCTGTAAAGCTTGTAATATCATCCTTGTTAATAACAAAGATTCTTTTTATACCTGCTCTTCTATTCTCATCAGTACAACTAATTAGTATGTCTGTTGTAATTTCTGCCATTTTAATATAATTTATAAGTTAAAAAATACCCCCACCATAGGCAGGGGTTTTTGTTTTTAGTAATAGAAAGAAATTAATTCTCCAAATACAAACTGAGTACCCATTTTGTACTTAGCAATGATTTTTAATAACTCATCATCATCGTCATTACTTCTAAACTTTAACTGAGCTTCAGGATCATTAACATCAGACCCGATTACTAAGTTTTCATTAGCAGTATAAACCATCATGTTAGCACCTATGTCAATTCCTAAAGTCTGAGAATTAGGGTTAGCAGCATCAGCTAGTTGAGTATCCCAACCTGTAACTGTAATTACTGGAATCCCTCTAAACATCAATTGGGAATTACCTTGTCCATCAATCAATCTTGATAAACCTAAGTTGTTTCCTGTTCCTAACTGCTCATAAGTAGTAGTTAAGTTATCCTCGATAGTACAAGTAACTCTAAACGCTTTTGCATTCTTAGCAACTTGCCTAAGTACTTTAGTTTGGTTCTCGTAAGCATATTTTAAAAGCTCATAAGCACCATCAGCAACTAAATCACCATTAGTGTCTTCAACACCTGTAATTGCAGTCATTTCAACATACTGACCTAAATCAGCAGAATCAGTAACAAATAATTGTACAAATCCATCAAACTGATCGTAGTCAGCAGATGCAGCAGATGTAGCAGCAAACCACGCTAAACGTCCATTATCATCAGCGATAGCCGTACCTACTGATTTTCTAGCGATTTCACCAACAATAGTGTTAGTTAAGTCATCAATTGCAGTACCTGAGTTATACCCTTCTTCGAATACAGTACCATAAAAAGTATCACCACATTGCTCCAGGTTAACCTTTAATTTTTTTACTTCTAATGTTCTATTAGAAACATCAACAATACCACCAGTTGCAGCAAAACCACAAGTAGAATATGCTCTAACTATTTTAGTTAAAGGTGAAGATAAATACATTTGAGTTTTTACCTTAACATTAGGCATTACTCTAATTCCTTGTAAGTCATCACTTCCTTCTGATGGAGTGAAAAATAATCCTGCTACATCAGTACCTTGATAAGTAGTACTTAATGATTCTGTAATAAAATTTGCCATTCTTTTTTAATTTAAGTTTTTAATAATTATTTAATGTAACCTGAGTTTTTGAAAACACTTAAAATGTGATCTCCTAAAGCATCTTTAACTTCTTCTACTTTTTTAGATTCAATAACATCTTCTTTAGATGCTACTACTTCTCTTGCAGATTTAGCTTTTTCAACTTCTTTCTTTGCTGCTTCAACTTCTGAAACTTTAGCAACCACTTCAACTTTCTTAGCTTCTAATTCTGCTTCTAATTCAGCATTTTTATTAGCCAATTCTTCATTTTCTTTAGATAATTCAGCTTTAATACTTGCTGATAATTCAGCTTTCAAAGCATCTACATCTAAAACCTCTTTTGTTGCTTCTACTTCTTTCTCAGCAGATGCAAAGAAATTAGAGATAACCTTCAAAAGACCTTTTTCATCCTTTTCTGACATATTCACGTTATTTAATTGATTTACATAATTTTTAGGGATATTCTTATACCCCATTTTAGATAGGTCTTTCACAGATGCAAAAGCTGCTATCTTTTTACCTTCCAAAACTTCACTAACAAATCCAAACTCTTTAGCTTCTTCTGCGAATATCCAAGTAGTTTCACTCATCATGTCCTGTACTTTAGATAAGTCTAAACCAGTTGCATTAGAGTAAATCTTAGCTATCTTTAAATTAATAGAGTCCATTAACTTAGCATCTTTTTCTAACTCTATCTGAAACTCTCTAATTTCCTCTGAGTTCATCCCTTGCATGGATATAACTGGCATCCATGCGTTATGGATCATAATAACAGAATTTTCTGTCATTGTAGGTAAAGAATCTCCTGCTAGAGCTAAAACAGATGCAGCAGATGCAGCAACTCCTTCAATTTTTACAGAAACATTTAGATTTGAATTTTTTAGGAAGTCATAAATTGCAAAGGCTTCAAATACAGAACCGCCCCCGCTATTAATAACTAACTCAATATCTTTTGATTTAGAAGTTTTAACCTCTTCAATAAAATCTTTTGCATTAACACCAAAAGAACCTATTTCCTCATCAATAGAAATTGATAAAGCGTTATTAATTGAATTATTAATATTATACCACTTCATATGTAGCAAATATTAATAAAGTCTATTTAACATAATAGCCATATAATGACAAAAAAAAGGGATAGCTTTTACACCATCCCTTAACTATTACGATTTAATCCTATTTATAAATTGACTTGCCTAACAAATATAGTTAAACTTTTCTATTTTTTATAACTCTTATTAATTGAGTTACTGATAAATCATATTTTACACTTAGATTATAGTAGATACTCATTTGTTTATTTAATGGGTTTTTGTTCTCTATATCAAAATCTCTAAGTATTGAAAGGTTACGTATTGCAGTATCACTAATTAAACCATGCTCTATAAGAATAACAATAGCATGGTTTACATCAATAGCTTTACTAACTACACTAAATAAAGTGTTTGTTAACGCATCCCCCAACTCTTTAACCTCGTCATCCAGTAAGTTATTACTCGCTTTTTGCATCTGCTACAGTTTCCTTTAAAAGTTTCATCTACGTTATTAGTAAACATAGTGTATAAATAGTTTAGACTTGTTGTATCGGGGCGCATCTTTGCCCATGTTTTCTCTACAGCTAACTTTATGTTATCTCTTTCCTGCTGTGAAATGTTTCTTAAGTTTTCGTTTACGTCCATCTTTTTAAAGGGCATTTTTCATTCTCCCATATTATTTTATCGTTAATAGCACATTTACACTTACTACATTGAGGTTTATTAGGAATGGTTTTAAATAGTAGTTTAAAGTCTTTTCTATACTTTGGGCAAGATTGGCATATACTTAGTCTTTTAGCCTTAGTGTATTTATCAACTATATTACCATCTAAATTTTTAACTATTCCAAACCACTTAGTAAGCATTTACTAAAGATACTAATTTTATTTAGAACGGTTATAAATAGAGAATAATGTTACTATTAACTTGATAAACGTAACATATAAAGAAAACTTAAAAAACTACCTACGTTATTATTATGTAGGTAGTTTTTCTGTTTATTTACCTTTGTTTATCCAAAAGTTGCAGCTAGTTCTACATTAACTACCTTATTAGCTTGGCTAATTGTATCAGTAGCATTGTTTATAACTGGAATTGAACCTATACTATTAACCACGGCTGTTGTTATTCTGTTTTCCATGTCTGCTAAATCTATATTACTACCTCCACTTACTAAACCACCATTAGCAAATCCTACGCTTACATTAGGACTAGGGCGGTTGTTTCTCATAGCTTCCAAAGAACCAACTAAGTTAGCACCTTGCTGAGTTCCTAGAACGTGTTTAGGCACTACATATTCGCCTTCATGAACTATACCTGCCTGTTTAAATCCACTAGAATCAGGATTACCTGAACCTTCACCAGTATATCCACCTTCTGCAAATGAACTAGGAAACTGTTGTTTAGATATGGTAGCAACTTGTACGGCTGTAGATGCAGCAACTATAGCACCTGTTACAGCTCCTAATACTCCCGATTGTGCAAAAGCCTTAGTTACACCTAAAGCACCATTCATAATAGCTTGAGTAATATCTATTTTCTTCTGTCTTTCAAAAGCTTTCTTTTCTATACCGTATTTTAATACTGCAAATTGTTTTTCAGTTATTAAACCTTTCTCTAGTTTTTCCCTTTCGGTTTGTAACTCAATACTAGCAATAGAGCTAACTAATTCCGTAGCAGCAGTTAAGGCAAATTGACCAACAGATACAATATCATCTATCTTTTTCTGTTTAGCTGCTTCTGTCTGCTCTAAAGCCGCTTCATCTAATACCCTTTGTTTTTCATCAAAACTAGCATTTATTGCAGTTTCTTTAGCGTTAAAGCTAGTTGTAAGGCTAAGTAGTGCGTTATCCTGCTTAACTTTATTACCTATCTTTAGTTTAGCTTCTGCATCTAATGCTTCTTTTTGAATCCTTAACTTTTCTAGTTGCAGCTTTCTTTCATCTTCAATAGCTAGTAATGATGATTGTTTTCTTATTTTATCAACTTTAGATATAAACCTTTCTTCTTCTTTTAACTTTCTTTCATTCTCTTTATCTTCTAAAGTTTTAGCTGCTTTTATCTTTTTCTGTTCTGCTGCTGATAAAGTTTTAGTTGTTGTTATCAATTCTTTATTAACTACAACTTCTTTCTTCTTTGTTTCTACCGTTTTACTTTCCTCAACCCCTAAACGTTTTAATAAATCCACTCTTTTAGCAGCTATATCATTAGCTTCTTCGTTCTGCTCATTAACTTGTTTAGTTCTTACAGATAAATTACTTAATAAAGTCCTAAGCCTATCAGCAGCATCAGCTTGTAAGTTAGTAGACTCAACAACACCTCCAAAGCTAGTTTGTGATTTAACTCTAATAGATTGTTCATCTAAAACTTTCAATAACTCATTAGCCTGTTCTATCTGAGTTTTACCTATAGAAATTTCCTTACTAATTCCTTTGAATTTAGATTCTCTTATACTTAGTAATTGTTTTTCTAAACTAATTTCAGCGTTAAGCTTTTCCACTTCTGCATCAGCTTGATCCTCTGCCTTGTCGGCTAACTTTTCATCTTCTCTCTTTATTAAGATTTGATTAACTAATTCTTTATTAACTTCTTTTAATCTTTTAGCTAAAACTTCATTAGATAGGTTTTCTTGATCTAAGTTTTTTAAGAAAGTAGGACTTAAAGCGTTTAATTCTGTTATTAATTTCTTTCTGTCATCAGTACCCTCGTTTAAAGATGTTATACGACCTACTAATACATTTATCTTAATTCTTTGATCTTCTAAAGCATCACTTTCTTCATGTATATTACTTGTTAAATCAGAAATAGTACTAAGGAACTCAGTAGCAGACTGCGTAATTTCCCTGAAAAAGTCACCCTCAGAAGTTTGTAATATCAACCCCTCCCAAACTGATGAAAGCCTTTTTAAGTCACCCTCTAAAGTATCACCAACTATATTAGCCATTGCCTTAGCACTTCCTGCTGCATTATTTAAAGAAGATGCAAAGGCTTTTGTTTTCTCTTCGTTATTAGCTAAAGTTAATCCAACCGCTGCTCCACGTTTACCAAACAAATCTAATGCAGTAGTTGCAGGGTCTGCGCTTTCTCTAATTTGCTTAAATGCTTCTGCTGTTGTTAAACCTGCTTTTTGAGTATCTAATAATATATTCCTTAAAGCCGTTCCTGCCGTACTAGCATCAAAACCTGCATCCGTTAAAGTACCTAAAGCAGCGGTTGCCTGTTCTACTGATACACCTACTACAGCAGCTACAGGAGCTACAGCACTCATAGCAGTTTCAAACTTACTTAAATCTAAAGCGGAGCTAGTAAAAGATTTAGCCATTACATCTACAATTCTCTGAGTATCTTTAGCTTCCAAGCCAAACCCGTTAAGAGTTGCAGCAGCAACCGTAGCAGATTGTGCTAAATCCGAACCCGTAGCGGTTGCTAATTCTAATGTAGCTTCTGATGCTGCTAATATTTGATTAGTCGTAAATCCTAACTTTGCGTATTCCTCCTGTAGTTTTCCAACCTCTGTAGCTGTGAACTGAGTGGTAGAACCTAAATCTTTTGCAGACTTTTCTAGCGCTATAAATTCCGTTGCAGTCGCTCCTGTTATTGCTTTAACAGTTGCCATTTGTTGTTCGAAATCCTTAATAGTTGCTATACCATCCTGAACTATAGAAAAGAACTTCTGAATAGCAAACAAACCTACAAAAGCACCGCTTATAGAAGTTCCTAGCCTACCAAAAGACTTAGCTAACCTGGTAGTAAAACCATCAATACCTAGCATTTCCTGCCTAGTAACTAATAATTGCCTTTGAGTACCTTTTAATCCTAAGTTAACTTTAGCAATACTTTTAGCGTATTGGTCAGTAGATATTACACCATCCTTAACAGCCTTATTTAACTTTGTTCTTTCATCCTTTAGCTTTTTTAGATTCTTTTCTAATCCTACTAATTTCTTATTTTGATCGGCTGTACCCTGTACATCTATCTTAATCGCTATTACCTTTTCTGCCATAATACTATAAATAAACTAATTCAATGTTACCCGTTACAGGATCTACTATTCCTACCTCAATTAAAAAACCACCATCTTCTACGTAAATAGGGTTTAATGTAGGTGGGTTATTTCCATTATCTCCATTGTTATCATTATTCCCTTGTTGGTTAGGGTCTATTGGTACGCTTCCTAAGTTTTCAAACTTAAATAAACTAACCTTTGTCAATCCTTCCTCTATTGGCTTAAAATCTATAACCTTTTCTATTAAGTAATAACCTTTAACCTTGCTAGGTGCTTCTATGTAAACTAGCTTTCTAAAGTCTAGGTTTTCTATGTCTACACTTGAAAGTTTAAAGTATGCCACCAATCTACCTCCCTCTTCAATGTTTTTAAACATCTTAGAATAGTAAGTGGAAAACAAACCATCATCACCAGTAAAGGATAGGTTAATATCACTTGTAGTATTGTTGTAGTCCTCAAATATTCCATAAGGAATAGTAGTAGTTGGAGTTCCAAATAAATTTATTTGCCTATCAACACCACTTAAAGCGGTTTGACCTCCATTATTAAATAGAAATATCTTAGGGTTATAATCTAAAACTCTTTCGGTAGGTGGTTCTTCATCAGGAACGAACGCACTCCATATTTTTACAGTAGTAAAAGCTATTTCTGAATCAAAGCTAGTACCTAATATTGGGGTAGCTTCTGATGATGTTTGAGCATAAATAGCACTAAATAAACCTAATTCAACTGTATTAGTACCTTCTGCAAATCTATCAGGTAAAACATGGTTATATCTTGCGTAGGTTCTTTTATTCTCATCCTGCCACCCTTTTAACCATTCATCATTATTTAAGTCTTTATATTTAAACTCTACATTTCTTTTGTAACTAGAAACATAATCTACTTCGTAATTCTTACTTAAATCTAGTTTATCACTCCAATTAATAGCGGTTGCTTGTGATTTAAAAAAAGTATCTCTAGGTTCAAAGTATATGGTTTTAGTTTTTACATCAGTCCAATAGTAAATATTAAACATTCTAGTAAAATCGTTTATAACATCTATTAACTTTATGCTAGTAGGTATTATATCGTTTAAATCAAAAGTATCACCCTCTATTATTTCTGAACTCCTTTGAACATCGAAAAAAGAACCCGTTTTAACAATACCATTAGCAGTTCCTGTATTTACAGAAGCATCCCAAGAAACCCTAATACGTAAATTAGAACCTGCTGAGTTTATAGAAGATAATGTACCTGTTACTGATTCAGTTAAATTAAACTTATTAACCTCTCTAGTAAATGAATCCTGAACAACACCACCTTTTAATAACTCAACGGTAACATCTATAAAAACTTCATCTATTCCAGTCCATGAACCTATTTTTATATTAGCGTTGAAATTATACCTACCTGTTGAAGGAAGTGTATACTCTCCTGTACCCGTATCATAGTTATCATTATCATCTTGATTAGGTGCTGTAGAATCATTGTTAAATACTATACTTACTACATCACCTTCACCTATATTAAAAGACCCAGTTGTTAATTCTGCTCTAGTTACACTTTCCTCTACTAAGTCATTTCTAACCGTAAAGTTATTCGATAAATCACACGCTAACCTTTTAACATCAACACCATCTAAAAAAGTACTACTAATGTTCCATCCTAAACTATTCGCTCCTCTAGTTAATATACTTCTTAAGTAAAAACATGGTAAAAAATCCCTTACCTCAGTATTATTACTTACAGCATTACCACCCCTAGAAATATAAGGATAACAAATATCAGATGTATCTGAGTCTAAAATATTAACTCCATTTATAGCTGCTTGATTATATACTTGTGCGTTGTTAGTCCATGATGTTATTTCACTTAACTGTAACTCACTAGCACCTTTTACCCAATCAATGTTGTTACCAAAGAAAACTAATTCAAAGCTATCTAACTCAAAACCTTCAAAAACCTTACTAACCTGAATAAAACCGCCTTCAATTTGATTATTATTAACAATTATTACACATGGTTTACGGTTTAAAGCATCCCTATAATCTTTTCGGCTGTTTATATTATCAATATTAGATAATAACTTAGCATTGTTCTTTGTGTTAGGTACTTTAAAACTCTTACTAAATGTACCTGTACGCGCTTTAAGGTTATCTAAGTTTACAATACCCTTAGTTAATGCCAATGGAAAATCTTTAGGGTTAGATAAGTCTAAATCTCCTAAAACCCCATTACTAGTATCTAATATTCTAATTACTACATCATTCATAAATTACCCTTTATGACCTTTCTCCTGGTTAGCTAAACTGAAATCTAACCTAAACTGAATAGGCATATTACTTTCATTTCTTACAATCTTACTACCATCTTCTATTAATATTGCAAAGTAATTACTATCAACCTCCATATATGCCATCTTTGAAATTAGCATACTATTAGCAAATTCTAACTCCTCCCTACCTATACTTTTAGAATAAGCTGTATATGTATTAGTACTTATGTTTTGAACAACCGCCCTACCAAATGCACTAGAATCATAAGTAAGTCCTAAAGACTTTTGGTATGTAGTAGCTTTACCCGTTAAACCTTCAATTTGATTACCTTTTAAAGTTATACTATCCTGTTTACCGAATCTATTAACAAAATGTATTCTAACATCTGTTGAGCATCCTTCTACTATGTTAAACGTTCTTATTTCTGACCTATCACCATCATCACTCTGTAATTGAATAGTATAAGATGCAACATTAGTTAAGCTTATACCTTGTGCAATTAAATTAGCAGTACCTACAGGAGCATCTAAATAAGGATCAATTAAGTAATTAACTGGAAACGTATTCCAATCAGTAACCGCTAAAGTATCAGTACTTAATGTACTACCTGATGCATCAAAAGTTAATATTTCAAAAGAGAAGTTTTTAGAAGCCATTCCTGTTATCGTACTCCACCCCATTCCTAAGAACTCATTCTGACCTAGTTCAATTGTTTTAGGGTTTGGGCTTCCTGTTAAAAACAAACTAGCATTACTTATTAACTCGTAATCTGTTTTATCAAAACTAGCTAAACTAATATGGGATTCGCGCCAATTAAAAGCAGAACCCGTAGCACTTTGGTAATCAAAAGATGAGTTATTGTCATCATCAGGATCATAAGCCGTAACTAATAAACCGTCAACTTCTGTAACCTCAAAAGCTCTAACAACATATTGCATATTATCAACATCATTAATAACAGCACTAGCTCCTAAAGTTTTTAGTATAAAACTTACATTATCCTTTAAAACCTCTTGAATATCAAAAGTAAATTCATCAGTAGTACCTAAATCAGGCTGAACGCTAAAAGCTGCTATCCTAGTTGTTGCTGTATTGTGAATTTCTATAATTAAACTAACTATATTAACATCATCACTACTTAACGAATAAACCGTAGGTGTATATGCTAGTACTGGTTGTACTGGTATTGTAACTCCTGTAATTGCCATATTAAAACTTATAACTATTAAATGTTTTTACCATCTTATCAACTAAAACATTGAAGTCTTTAAAAACCTCATCACCTACCTTAGTTAATATAGGGTCTAACTTATTCTCTAAAACGAAATCTATAAAATCTTTACGTCTACCGTTCTTACTAAACTTAAAACTTCCTTGTGTTGGTGAACCTTCTTTAAATATCTTCTGTTGAATCGCAAAAGCCATACTCTTCTTTTCCTTGTCACCACTTGCTAAAGCTCTTCTTTCAATCCAATCTATTAATACTGATATAGGAACTTTCTTTCCTCCTGGTTTCCTTCCGTTATTAACATACTTTGAATAGTCTTGCATTAGGATTTCAATAACAATAGAATCAGGTAACACCATTGTTCTACCCTCCATTGAATCAATTAATTCACCACTAGCCTTATGACCTTGATTTAATAGCTCGTTTTGTAACTCAACTATTAACATTTTCTCTATTATGTTATAATCAGCTTTCATTAGTAGTTAAAAGTACCTTCTATACAATCAGAATCTAATTCTACGGTAACACTATAAGTAGATTGCACTAGCTTATCATTTTGAACATCATGAGCTAAGAAGCCATTTATGTTAGCCTGTCTAATAATAGAAAAACCGTTATCTCCCGCTATGTTTCTACTCATTAATTCAGCAATGTACTGATCTAAAATAGTATCTACTCTTGCTTGACCATCTTGTAAACCTTCTGATTTTTGCCTATCTGTATTACGTAGGTCGTAACAGAATATATTAAATGTAAATTCCTTCCTAGAAGGTAAAAAAGAGTTATTAACTTTCCCTCGTACCATATTAGGAGTAGAAACAACCAAAAGAGCAGGATAACCTTTATCAGCTTGTAATCCATTGATTGCGCTAACCCTATTGTATATGAAGTTATCAACCGATGCAAAAGCATTAGATACGGTTTCAAACTCATTAATAATATTATCATAACTAGCCATAGCACTAATATACTAATTTAGAACGGTTCTAAATAACGAAATTATATTTAGTAGTTATCTATGTCTATATGGAAAATTAACCAATTTAAGTTTATTGAGTATTTTATAAGGAATTTACCTTTCTTCTTAATAGAACCCCTAAAGTAGGGTATCAATTTTATTATAGGTTTTATTGTTATATCTGCTTTCATTCTTTTTAATTTAAAGTATTCTTTCTAATATTCCTGAAAATCTAAACTTCATTACCGTGTTATTTGTATCTGTAGAACACTCAAAATATATAACCTCTCTCCCTCCAACTACAAAAGGCTGTGATGGTGCTACTATCATATGGTTTTCAACATTAGTATCTATATCTTCTCTAAATATCTCGTACCTAGTTTCAGTAACTCTACTCCAAGAATATCCTACAACTGTAGTAGTTGGATTACCTCCGCCGCCACTAATCTTTAACACGTTCCCTTTTACCCAGTCCATTAATAAATTATGGTTAATTGGAGTATGGTAAATACATTGTTGAGTTACTGACTTTTCAGCAGGAACTTGAGCTTGTATTGTAGAATCTGCTGATGCTCTTAATGTAATATCTTGCGCATTCCAACCTAAACCACCAGTAGTATACACTACAACCCTATTTATACCAAAACCTGTAAATGATGTTGTATCTGTTCCTGTACTTCCTAAAGTATGAAAAGCTGTTATTTCATTGTAATTAGCATCAATATAAGTTATAATTAATACTAAAGCACCTGTTTGACCTAAACCATCTGTTGCATTATTGTATGTAATAGTAAAGGTTTGAGCTACACTCATAATGTCAGTGTTAGGGTTAAAAGTACCACCCCATGGAGCTATTATTTCCTCTCCTGAACCTGAATCAATATCTAGGTTGTAACCCCACTTATTAACCGTATTCCTACCTTGTCTTTTACCCATCGCAACCTCGTATCGGTAATCAGTAGGTCTAACAACTAAAGCATCATAATTATCCGAAACTGTTCCATTAATTGGTGAGGTTAGTTTTTCAAAAGCTCCGTAATAAGTATTTATTCTAAATATAGTTTGATCTGTTGCGCTTGTATTTAAAAACCTTACTCTAAAATATCTTTCAGCTTTTACAAATATATGAGGGGGGTTTATTCTTGATGTATCATAAACAAAAGATAGTGATGTATCCCAGTTAGTTCCATCAGGTGAAAACTCAAAATAAATAGTACCGTTTTGATCTGACTTAGTAGTTATCATTACATCAGCATAATCATTCAATTCAGCTACACCCGTAAATGTTGCCCCTGATACCAAAGGAACTATAGAAGAATTAACTACTGATGTTTCACCTCTAACCCCATTAGATATACTAGAATCTACATAACCTTCTAATATGTCAAATAAAGCATCTAAGTCATCACTAACAGGTAATGTAACATCTGAATGTTTAAATGTTATTTTGTACTGACCTAAAGAAACTGAGTTACTACTATTATCGTAAATAGTAATATTAGTTGATCCTTTGCTAAGTTTTATATTATCGTATTTAATATACGTTTCAAAAGAACCAGTATCTATATATATACCACTACTTTTATTTTCAATTGTTATAGCCATTTAGTAGAATAAATTATGGCTTATAGTTGTGTGTAAGCTAATATAATAAAAAAGGGGTGAATTAACACCCCTATTATTAATTTAATCGTTAAAACTATCTATAATCCGTTGAATACCATTAAATACAACTCTTATCATAATGAATATAAAAACGAATACTAAAAAACTCATTTACTTATTCGCAATATTTATAATATCGTTTAACATCTTGAAATCTACAAATAACTCTTTATGGTTAGAATCAGATAAATATCTTTCATTTATACCATCATAAACAGTACTTATTTGCTCGTATTGTTGAGTAAAACCGCTTAATATACTAGCTTTTTCAGCTTTAGCCTTGTTTGTAACTGGTCTATTCTTCTTAATAGCTTCTAAATCTTCAAACATCTTATCAACTGATGCTCCTGCATCTATCAATAATTGAGGAAATTCTAAAACAACTTTCTTCTTTAACTCTTCCTCTTGGTTAATTTGGTCTATCTGCTTTTTCCTTTGCTCAATAATAGCAATCTTAAAATCTCTTTCCTGCTCCTTTTGGTAAACAGTGTTTAAGTCCTCAAAATCATTTGTTTCTTTACCTAAGATACTTTCAATCCATTTATCAAGAAACATTACACGCTCTGTAAATCTACTTAATTCCTTTTCTAATACTTCTTTTGTTGCTAAACTGCTCATAGTTTTTAATTTTCCGTTATTATTCTTATTTGTTCCGATTGTGGTATGTGACCTATTGCGAATTGTAAACTAGCTATTTCCTGCGCTACGTCCATAATACTTTCATCTTCGCTATAGTTTGGTACTACAAATATGTAATCATCATTCATAAAGTTCTATGTATATTTTTACCGCTAATATAATAATTAATAATGTTACTACCGTTACTTTTTGTGGGTACATAAAAGATTACTGTTAATTAAAATTTCATATCCTAACTTAGCAGCATCAGTAAATACAAATGTATCACTAAAAGCTTTCTTACTTACCTTTGGGTCAGTTCTAAATTTAATATCCTCTAACACCTCTCTACTGAATAAAGTACAACCAATTCCAGTAGCGGTTATCTTTGCATCTACATCACTTAAAAGATGCCTTAAAGGTACACAACCTTGACCCATTAAATCATAACCACCTTTTCTAGTCATCATTAGCTCACTACGAACTAAATTAGTATCTACAGTACTTGTTAAACATAAAACATCTTCCTCTTCTTTCTTAATCTCATAAGTTGCAGTTACAATACTAGCACCGTAAACATCAGCATAAGTAACTAAGTTTTCTATGATACATTCACCCGTAAATACATCACTTTCAATCATTAGTAAATAATCGTAATTACCATTTAAAAAGTAACTACGTATAATATTTTGATGCCTTGCTAATTCCTCCCTGCCCTTAGTAGTTTTAAAATCTGCTTTAAACGGTTCGTGAACGGCTTTAATACCTCGCTCCCAAAATAACTTAACATGATTCGCATCAGGTGAATTATCCAATACAAATATATCATAGTTTAAATAGGTAAATGTTTTTAGTTGTGTTATAAACTCTTCTACGCAATAATCTTTAGATGATGCTGTAGGCATTGATACTAATACTCTTGGGTTACTCATTTTAATAGTTCTTTGCTTGTTTCGTTAAATATTAACCCATGTAAAGGGCACTTTATAACCCCATCTTTAGGTTTAACTTGTGATAAATCAAACCCTCTATGTGGGCATTTTCCTTTATGTATGCACTTATGTTTTAATTTACTTTTACTTATCTGAAAAGAAGGAGTTATACCTTTGTGTTCTTCATTTATAACAGGCATAATAAAATACTCTAACTTACCATGAACACCCTTTTGAGGTCTAATTTCTTCAGCAAAATAATACTTAGAGTGTTTATTAACTACAGTAGGATAGTAATCATCGTTTTTATGCTTTAAAAACCTGTAATCAACATGGTAATGCACTTCCTTTTGTCCATTCTCAACATCGTTATGAGGGTGATTAATAACAGGAGTTATATAAGTAATACTATTATCATGCCTTACAACACAAGGCACTAAGTAAGATTCTCCCACTTTAACGGGTCTATTAATATCTTCTATCTTAATCATTTCCTTTTCCGTTTTGGTTTGTTTCTATTATGCGCTTGTTCTTTTATCTCATAGGTTAAAGTTTCCTTTGCTACCTCAATACTCACATACCTTAGTATATCCCATACATTAGTATTATAAACGCTTTCTAATGGTGTTAATCCTTCTTTAGTGAAAATATTCTTTTCAGCAATTTCATAGGCTTTATTCTCCCAATAAAGTTGCTGCATGATTTTTTCACTGACTGATCCAATAGGGATTCCTTTTTTTCCATTAAAGATATTACTAAAGAATTTTGATTGCTGTTTAAAGAATTGAGCAAAAAAAAATAACCTTTATACGCTTCTGATACTGGTAAGTTTTCAAAAGCCTTACTTCTCATTTCTATTAAACTATCATCATACTGCTCGTTAGGATTCTCTCTAAATAAGATTGCAGTTATATTACTTAAATACTCCCACTTTCTATACTTCTTTTGTTGGTATAGGTTAGCTAGTGCTTGACTTTCTGCAAAGTGTTTATAAGTAGCACCACCTAACATCTTATCTACTCCTCCTGCTGTTTTAACGCTTTCAATAAGTGTATAAGTAGTTTTACCTAATACAATCGTTTCACTACTCCCTATTTCATTCTCAGACGGTTCACCTAAGAACTTAGATACGGTTTCAAACAAAAAGGTCAAAGATACATCATTAGCATCTTCAACCTTAATATCTGCTTCTAATAAATCTCTAGGTATATCACTAAACAGCTCTATCCAATCAATGTAGAACTTTAATAACTTACTTGTTGATATGCTAGATGGTTCATCAGAATATAGATAATGTTCTAACCATTGTGGGATTTCACCTAAATAAGAATGAGCCTTACTCATTTGCTTAATAGTGTTATCGCTCCACTCGTTTCTAATAGTGTATTCTTTGTTTAGTATAGTTGCTTTTATCATTACCTTTTAAGGTTCTTAGATATTCTGTTTAAATCTGCAATAGCTTTATTAAGGTTAGCACAAGCTGCTGTACCTATCTCGCTTCTACTTTTTAATAAAATACTAGACATTTCACTAACCAGGTTATCCATCTTATCAGCAATAACTAATTTAGGAGCTTTAGCTACCTTTTTCTTTTTTACCTCTTTAGGCTTGTTTTCTTCTTCCATAGTTGTAAATATAATTATTTTTTAATAAACTAATTCTTTTAGTGCTTTTTGGTATGCCTCGTTCGCCTCTAACTCACTGTTAAAATGACCTAATATTTTTCTTTTACCATTCACTTGTATCCTAGCCCTCCATTTTGCTTTTCTTTTTGACTGATAACTAACACCCACAAAAGAAGATCTTCCTTTCTTATTATTCTTAACAATATTCTCTCTATTAGATATGATTTGTAGATTATCTAGTTTATTATTCAATCTATCATTATCTATATGATCTATCACAAGACTATGCCCATTAGGATTATGACCCAAGAAAGCCATAGCTACTAGTTGGTGCACTCTAAATGTTTTATTAATAGAGTATCTGGTTAACTGCACCTTCTTATACCCTACACTCACGCCTCCTTTCAAAATCCTTTCTTTACCAAACCAAAGACTCTTAACTCTTCCTATATTACTTACTTCGTAATTAGGGTAATCTTTAATACTCTTCCAAATTTCCATAAATAAAAAACCCCTAACTATCAAAGGTCGCAGACTCATCAAGTTAAGGGATTTAATAAAGTTTTTTAAATAGCTACGACACTATGCCGTAAATATACTAAAAGTTTTCTGTTATTCTACAGATTTGCCCATCTTTCTTATGATGTATAAAAGCTTCTACCGCTACTGGAGCGTGTTGATAACCGTTTCTATGATGCCATGAATCTGCACCACTTGGACTTCTTAAAGTTTCTAAAGTAATACCTGGATAATCTTTAGCTATTTTATGATGTACGTGATGACCGTAAACATATCTACGCGTTGTAGAATCCCACATCTTACTTTCTTGCGCTACTAATACGGGTAATAAATCCATCTTAGCACCATCCATGTGAGTCGTACAAATTAAATTATCATAATACTTAGTGTATTTTCTATGGCTCATATCACAATCAAAAGTAACATCTTCAGATTTATGAAACCATGAACTAACCGAATCTAGCAACATAAACCCCGACATAAAGTCATGATTAGATGGGTTAAACACTACTTCTACTGGTGCTACTTGCATTAATAATTCAATAACATCTACTAATAACTTCTTAGCCATTAAGAATGAATCATACCACATACCATCTACATCTTGCCTTGTACCGCTTGTAGTGGTGTTATTAGGCGAATCTACGTGTAAAATATCATTACCTGCTACAAATATAACCTTATCAAAACTAAATCCTTTAGACTTACTTAAAATACCTTTTAATCCATTCATAACTCTATTAACTGCTATCTGTGAATTATAATCTTCACCAGTTTCAAAAGATGATGCTATTTTACCGATATGAATATCAGCAGGGTCAAACACTAGACAATGTGATTCTTTAGCATCTAAATACTCAACCTTTGGATAAACAGGCGCGTAAAGTTTCATTTCTTCAATTAAAGAATCTCTAACCTTGAAATAGTTATGCTCTTCAATATCACCCTTCTCAACCTTCTTTGGTGCGTACTGCACCCATTGCATCCCTGTAGTCTTTGATGTACTAACCTTAATAACCTCAAAGTTATCAGGGACATCTATAGGTTTACTTTGCAGCTTCTCAGTACTGGATATTACGTTGCCTTTCTTATCAAGCTTCTTAATTGTTTCTACAAACTTCCTTTTGTTAGGTGTTGTTCTGATCTTTGTTATCTCTTCATGTTGCTCCTCAGAAATATAGTACCTTGCCTGACTCCTTCCCTTGTCGTTTGTCTTAACTTTTAAATCTAGGTACTCAGCTTCTGACTTACTTAACCTTACTCTAATCTTATTACTCATTAGGGTTTTTTTGCTAATATAATAAAAAAAAGAGTATCCCAATTAACTGTTACTTCTATTAGGTGTTCGTTAAAACCCACAGTCGGAACAAAAAAACGCGCTTTGGACACGCTCAACTTTTTAAGAATCTTTTTTGCTATTGGTAAACCGTCCGATTTATACTCTTTTAGTATTACAGTTATACGGTTGTTATGTGTAACTATTTAAACTCCACCCGCTGAACTTTCAACCCGTCAATTATTAACGGTAGTTTCTTTTGCACGATGGTATTGTAAACCCAACCGTAAGCGTTGCAAGCCTTTTTTAAGTTGCCAAAACAAAGGGCGTATTGCCCCTCGTCTACTACTATTATTACAGTTTTTCTTTGCATTGTTTTTTATTTATATTAATTCACAAAAAATCACTTCTTTAGCTTTATAAACATTTTTTAAATGTTCAACCTCATTTTCTAAACCATAAGCCTTTACGCTTTTAGCAATTGAAGCTGATTCTCTTTTTACTTCTGCTCCGTTTAACCCACCTCTATGAGTAGCCACGTATTCAAATATTAAGTTTTTCGTATCAATGTATAAAGTTGTCATTTCGTTGTGTTTTTGTTTGTTACTGATGTAAAGATACAACTCTTTTTTACTTCCGCAAAGAAAAAACGTAAAAATATTAAAAATAATTACACGCAACACATAACTCGTTATTTATTAGTTTCAATTACAACACTATAACCGCATTTTTCCGTATCCGTTCGGATCACATCAACCTTACCTAGTTTTTTCCGTTCCTCTGGAATTTCCTCTTTTTTACAGGAAGCAAAGATTAAGATTGAAAGTATTAATAAGTGCTTAATCATACTTTTAACCCTCTTTCAATCGCTTCTTTTTCTGTTATTGTTTCAAACGTATCTGAATCGAAACCTTTATTATGGTCAAACGCTGACTGATTACCTAATAAAGGTTTTACATATATTCTATCAGATTGCTTTAAAACCTCGTAAAACTTAAAAACACCTTCTAAATCTTTTGTCACCTCATCTTTGTAGTGTTTCCATCCACTATCGAAATCTATAGAAGACTCTATGTTATAAAAATCTCTACCGTAGAAAGTATTATCACCAATACAAAGAACTTCTACAAAATATTCTTCTGAATAACAATCCCTAGTTAATTTGTCGCCTACTTTAATATCAATCATGCCGTTTGTTTTTAATATTAATATCTATCGCTAATTTCTTCCTCCATTGCTTCTATTAAGTACTCTAAAGTATCATCATTAGAAACTCTCTTTAGTAAATCAGTAATATCTTTCCCGTTACATATAACCTTATCAATCTCTGTTATACCTCCCTGTACTGGGCAAACTTCTAAACCACCATCTTCTGATAAGTCATAAGAGTAGTCTATTTCTAATTTTAATCCTTCTAAATAAAAAATTGATCCTTTTGCGTCCATGTCGTTTTTTTTTAAGTTGTGAAATAACTACGCTGCTAACGTTAAATTACTTAATGTTATTAAAGTAAGTAGTTCCGTGTATATTTGAATGATTGTAAGTTACATAGCAAGTATTTCTTCTATACGTTACAGAAATCTTATCTTCTGAAATATGTACTGGCGAAGAATAACTTTCAGTATCAAATCCAAAACCTTTACAAAATCCTTTTAAACTATTAATGCTTTCTTTGTTGTTTATCATTTCCTTGATGTAGTCGAAGTTTGTTTTATCTAGTGTCATAATTTGTATTTTAATAGTTACTGCGTTATCGCACTACGAATATAGTTCTAACATTTGTAATAAAAAACTATTATTGGAATTATTTTAATTTATTTATCCAATCGCTCTAATTTTCTTACGTCTGTTGGTATTCTTATCAATAGCCATTATTAGGATATCAACTTGGTCATCATGCGACCCATTAGGAAAGGCTTTAAGCTCATTTAAGAAACCATCTATATATCTACCGTCTAATAAATTAACTCTACCTGATTCAACAAATGCAGATACACTACTAGCTCTACTAATCTTGTCTTGTGTTGGTGGCTTGTCCTCCATTATATTTAACCCTGTACTTCTTTTAAGCATTTGTACAATACTTTTCCCACTCGCTTTAGGTTCTACATAAATACGGCTTCTATTGGTGTAACCGTTAATACTTGTAAATAGTTGAATCTCTTTTATAAGTTCGGGAAACTCCATACGCACAGCTCTAACATCTCTAATATAAAGCTCATTGTTATGAAAAGCACAGGCTAACATAGCAGTAGCATCATTTTCCTGTTTATTAGTATAAGCAGTATCTAAATAGTAATCCCACTTTAAACTATCCATCAATAACCCAGCAGGAAGCTGTTTAATAATGTTAAACCATTGACCTTTAAATATACCACCCTCACTAGGTGAAGGAAGTTGTGAGTATTGACCCGAATAACCGTAACTACCTAAACCAGTTTTAAAGCCATCTAATACACTTTTAGATAATCTTTGTGGAAATAGTAAACCATCAACATAAAACTTATTTAACTCAATAGGAAGTACGTTATCTGATAACTCAGCAGGTAAACAAATATGTTCCCAGTTGTTAGGCTCTTTACTTAGTAACATTCCTGTTAAATCATTCTCGTGTAACCTTTGCATTATAACAATAAAAACACCCTTATCAGGATTATTAAGCCTACTACGTAATGTTTCATTAAAAAACCTATTGGCATTTTCTCTTTCTACTTCTGATCTTGCTAACTGTGGGTTTTGTGGGTCATCAATAACTATTATATCTCCACCCATTCCTGTTATCGTTCCACCTGTAGAAGTAGAATATCTTAAACCTCCATTAGGAGTAGTAAACCTTGATTTAGTGTTTTCATCTTTTGATAAATGCACATCAGGAAAGTGCAACCTAAACCAATCGCTTTCTATTAACCTCCTGGACTGAGTAGATAACACAATTGATAAACTAGCACTATAGGAAGAGCTTATAAACTGTATAGAGTCTTTTAGTATCCAACAGTAAACAGAAAAAAACACGTTTACCAATTCACTCTTTAATGTTCTAGGTGGAACGTTAATTAATAAGTGCTTTGTTCTTTCACCTCCATTAACTATTCTTTCTGCTTCTACCTGTAACCTATCACATAATAGTTTAATATGCCAGTTAGGTGTAAGCTCTTGCCCGTTGTGTAATGTTTTAAAAGCTTCTAAACTAAATTCATAAAATGATTTACGGTATAACTCGGCTTTAAGCTTCGTTAGATCCAAGCCCTTTAATAAGTCCTCTAATTGTTTCTTCATCAAATTTAGAATATTCTATTTCGGTATCAACATTTACAACTACTTCTTTACTAAAGTTTTCTGTAATCTGTTTTAAGTTCCATTCTTTAAATTTACGTTCTATAATCCACGCCCATCTTTGCCATGCTCTATCATCTTCTGCAAACTTTTTAAATAAACTTTCCTTTTGTTTTAGCAACGCTCTTTTTATAAGAGATAAAAATTCTTTTCCAGTTTCCCCTAATTCGCTGTAATCTCCTGATTTCCACTTTCTAAAGGTTATTTGTGCTATTCTATCTTTAGTATCTAATTCCTCATTAATTAAGAATACTAATTCCTCATCAGTAAGAAGCATTAAATTCTCTCTAAAAAGTACATCTTTAGACACCTCTATAAACTTATCTATCTTTGATGGTCTACCTACTTTCTTTGCCATACTTACCGTATTTAAAATCTAATCCTAATAACTCTCTACTAACTAAAACAACTTCCTCACTATGTAACCAATAATAAGTAATACTACTACCATCTATTCTGCTTTGAATAAAAGTACCATCTTTACTTATCACCTTGTAATACTCCTTATCCTTTCTTACTGGATAAAAGGTATCACCTTTAGTTAGTTGTTGAGCTTTTATGATATTCATTTGTTTCTAATTCTATTATTCTTTGCTCTAATCTATTAACTTTTCTTCGTACTAATATAAACCTATCAAACACCCCGTAACAAGCTACTAACAACTGCGCTATATCTTCATAATCCATATTAACCACAGTACTAATATACTAAAAAAAAACAAGCCATTAAAACGGCTTTTAACAAGCAGCAAAAGCCACCTGAAAAAGGCAGCGTTTTGCTTTCATGTTATAAATAATTATCTATACTTTTTTAGTTCTTCTTTCATTTGTTCAGTAAGCCAATACTCAGCGTCTTTACTTGTTTTCTTTTCAAGTTTTATAGCAGTTTTAACAGTCAATCTTTTAATACCGTTAATTATATCGCACATCTGAGAACTTTGGATATTAACATCCCTTGAAAATTGCCTAATTGATAGTTCAGAGTTTTTAATCTCCTTTACTAAATCTTTTTTCCAGCTCATAATAAACACTTAATAATTTATAACATCAATTTAAAAACAACTGACGCAGTTTTAACTTGTAGCATTATTTACAATTAGGTTGTTTTTAAAATTTCGTTAGCTAAAATAATCATAGCTAAAGCTTTTCTTTTATCCTCTTGATCTTCATTCGGGAAAAGTCTATAGGTTTCATCAAAAACTTTTTCCATATCTATGTTTAACAAACTTAAATTATAAGTTATATTAACACTATCTTCTTCCTTGTTCCAAATATCGTGGAAGTTTCTAATCTTTCCTTTAAATTCCATCTTTATAAATTTTAACAGTAAATAACACACGTATAAAAAGCAATTAAAAAAGCTTTTATTCTAACCGTTAATCTTTTTGTACGCTATCATGTACATTATTACTTTCATCCCTTATACCCTTTATAATATTATGTATTACATCGGTTATAGCTTCGTAGTATTCCTCGTTAGCTATGTTTCTTT